ACCCCTGCGGGTGCTGGGAATTTAACTTTAGCTAACGATGCAAATACAACATCCTCAGTTACGTTTTCTGGGATTGCTAATTGTATCAGATTTGACGTCCCACGTTGTGTAAGTATCAGTAACCTAACTAACACAAGTGCATTAAACTTTACCGTATATGGATGGGATATAGCAGGATTTCCTCTAGTTGAAAAAATTACAGGATCTACAGTTGTAAACACAACCGTAGTTGGGAAAAAATCCTTCTTTACTATTTGTAATATCTATTGTAGTGCTGCTGCTAATGGTACATTAACCATGGGTACTTCTGATAAGTTTGGATTGCCTTATGTCGCCAGAGATCAAAATTATATCTCCCCAAAGTTTGATGGATATTCTGATAATGCTTCCTTAAGAACTACAAGTGGTATTAGTGTTTCTATTGTGGCAAACACTGGTATTGCAGTTGCAAACCCAAACATTAAATCGAACTCTCTAACATTCTTGACAACGTCTACGATTGGGGGTGGTACAGCTGGCGCTCTATATGCTCTTCCTTCTGCTATCATACCAGGAACATCTTTCTTTATTCAATCTAGTCAGGCTTTAGACGTATCTACAGTTTATTATGAAATCGTAGATCCTTCTCCTTATGCTGGTACTGCATCTTTGTTAGCTGGCACCACTACATCTTCTTTTACAATTGTTAATTCTTTGGTAACGCCTACATCTCTTATTCAAATAAGCAGAAACTCTACCAGTGCGGTTTATGGGAATATCACAATTGTTTGTTCTGCGGGATCGTTTACGGTTACCTCTGATACTCAGACAGATACTGGATCTTTTAACTGGCGTATTATAAACAATGCCTACTTAGTTGCTAACCCTCCTGTATTGGTTGGCCAAGCTACTTTGGCTGCTGGGACGATTACAATTACAAACCCTCGTATTAAGGCAAGTTCTACAGTATTGGTAAGCGTTGCAACAACCGTAGGGACTGGGTTTCTAACAGTGCCAAGTGGCAGCGTTGCTAACGGATCTATTGTTATTACCTCTACACAGCTCACCGATACCTCTGTTGTGAACTACAAAGTCATCAGCCCAACCTATGCGGGCGGTATTTTTGCAGGAGAAGGTACATTCACACCAGCAGATCTAACGGTGACCATGAATGGCGTAACTCCTGTGCTTAATAGTGCTGCTGTTGCCATTGGCCTTACGACTGGAGATGTATGTGGAACCTATCAACCTTCTGCACCGACAGATGGTGTTAAGAGATTGACCATTAATTTGTTCACACGTGGATCTGATATTGCAGCTGATACGATTGGACAGATTACTAGCAATATTGAATTGGTTGAAAGCTCTGTAAACTTATATGGTCAGATAAACTACACGGATACCACAAATATTAGAACTAGTTAATTTTATTGTAAGGGAGCATAGAAATGTCGAACTTAATTGTTGTTACTTTTCCGGCAAGTTCTACAACGGCTATTGCTCCTCTGCAAACTTTAGCTGCTGCGGGTAATCTTGCATTAAACTCAGCTTTGATAAATACGGGTGTAGGTTCTCCTAATATTAGTTTTCCTAATATTGAACGGACTATATCCCTAACAAGTGCTAATAACTTATCTGCTATTAATTTTACAGTTAATGGATTTGATTATAATGGCGTTGCTGCTACTCAGACGATTGCAGGTCCTAATGCTAATACTGTGTATACTACTACCCAGTTTAATACCGTAACTTCTATTTCTGCACCTGCTGCCGTTGCCGCTGTTAGTGCGGGTACAGGAACAGCGGCTTCTTCACCATGGATTGTATTAGATGGATTGCGCGGATTCTTCCAAGCATCCTTACAATGCGTTGTGACCGGAACCGTTACGTATGACGTAGATCAAACATTAGATGCTCCAGAAACCTATGCAATTAATACATCAAATGGGGCTACCAATATTATTAATACACCAACTCCTTTTAATGTTGATGCAAGCCTTACTGCTGCTACAACTAATCAATTCTTTTATTTAACCAGTCCAGTTACGGCATTAAAAGTTAGCACAGAACTAGGATCCACTGGAAGCCTTACCTTTACCATCCTACAGCAGGGAGTTATATAAATGAGAGATATTGATAAGATTGTTAGAAAATGGGGTGGGGACGAAGAAGGTCCTGTAACACAAAGACGTAAATCTGATCAAGAAATATCACGTAAGAAACATTCTGTTGGAGGCCGTAGTTGTGAGGATCGTCCATCTTATAAATCTAAGTCTTCATATAAGCCTTCTACAAAGGCCTAATTAATGTCCACTAGTGGTACCTATGCATTCGATTCAATTACCGTCGACAAGCTCATTTTAGAGGCTTTCGAGCGGTGTGGAGTTGTTGGGGATGCTCTTACTTATATGCAAATAGAATCTGCTGAACGTTCTCTTAATTTAATGTTTTCTGAATGGGTTAATAGAGGACTTAGGCTTTGGACTGTTCAAGCGGGTATGATGAATATAACCCAGGGACAAGCTTCGTATAATCTTCCACCAAATACGGTTAATATTTTAGATCTTACCCGCGCACAAATAACCCGTCTAAATACGGGGGGAACTGCATACTCTAGTGATGGCGGTGTTGCTGCTAATGCATTCTCTGGACAACCAAATGTTGCTTGCACCCAAACTGCTGCAGATGGGAATATATCCTATAATTATGGAACAGGTAACACTGAAAGTATAAATTATGTCGGAATTCAATCAAACCAGATAAGAAACTATACTCTTATTGTTGAATACTCCCAGGACAATACAAATTGGCAAACTGCTTTAAATATTCCATTACAGGAATACTATGTTGGCCAAACATCTTGGTTTGTGCTTCCAGCACCCCCATGTGCGATGGTTTGGCGTATTAGAGAAACAGGTGGAGCTATTTTAGATATCCAACAGATATACTTTAGTCAGCCCAATGTTAGTAACCTAATGACTGAAATCTCCAGAGGTGATTATGCTGCTATCTCCAATAAGATAAATCAAGGTCCGCCTTCTTCTTATTGGATTAATAGAACCAATCAGCCAGTTATATTCTTATGGCCAACAACAGATGGAACGTGGCCCACTATCATTTTTAACTATATGCGCAAGATTCAAGATATCAATGAATTGGTTAATAATGCAGATGCTCCACAGAGATTTTTAGATGCTGTAGTCTCTGGTTTAGCTGCACGGATTGCATTAAAATTTGCACCAGATAGATATCCAACCCTTCAGGCTATCGCAGAAGAATCTTTCTCTGCCGCTGCGAAGGAAGATTCTGAACGTACTGCCCTTAGAATCCTTCCTAATATCTATGGAAATTACTAAACTTCTATCAAAACATCCAATTTTATAGTAAAATGTAAATATAAAAAAATATTATAATAGGGAATACAGGTGACAACGCGTTATGGGAATTATTCTAGGATAGACCCCAAAAAACCACGTGCTTTAGGAATGTGTGATCTTAGTGGCTTTTTATGCCGCCATGAAGATCTAATAAGGCAAATGGAATATAGGGGTAACGGTCTGGTTTGGACAGGATTTCTGGTGCATCCAGATTTTGCTGATCAACCAAATCCACAAGGTCTAGTTCCAATATTGCTTCCAGATCCAATTCCCATTAAGAATCCGCGTCCTGATATGCCGGATCCAACATAGGGAGTTTACAAATGTCAGATACATCACAATTTGTTTTAGTTGTCGCAGATGGAACGTTGCCACAAGCACGTACACTTGGAACAGGCTTAGGGCTAGCCCTTGAGGATAACGGTGCTGGTCAAGTTCTTGATATTGTTCCAGCAAATCTATTGGGTTCTATGCAGGGATTGGTAACTACAGGAATTATAGTTAATACAAATTCAAATACGGCTGTTAACCGTAGTGTGATTTCTACGGATAGTACCGTGACAGTTGTAAATGGTAATGGCGTTTCTGGAAACATTGATCTTGGCATAAATGATGACTCTACAAGTCAAAAAGTATTTGTCTGGGAAAATGGACAGCCAACTTCAAATAGAGGTGCATTGAACTTTGTCGGTGCAACTATTCAAGATAATCCAGGTAGCAACTCATGCGACATCATCATCCCAAGTCCACAAGGCGGTACAGCTCCTGCATCCGCTACATACATTACGCAGACTCCAAATGCTTCCCTAACAAATGAGCAGCCTTTATCTTTGCTAGCTACCGGAATCATGAAGTCCACAACCTCTACCGGCGTAGTTTCTATTGCAGCTGCGGGTACTGATTATGTAGCACCAAGTGCAAACCTAACTGCATTGGCAGGATTAGCCAATACTACCGGAAGCCTTTTGGCAATGAATGGAACAACGCTTGTTAATCTTGGTGTAGGTACCAATGGTCAAGTTCTCGGTGTTAGTAGTGGAACCCCTACATGGACGTCTGATACTGGATTCACTAACCCCATGACTACCCAAGGTGATGTAATTGTTGGTGGAACTGCCGGTGCACCTGCTAGGTTAGCTGTAGGTGCTAATGGCCAAGTTCTCGGTGTTAGTGGTGGGGTTCCTGCTTGGACATCTGATACAGGCTTTACCAACCCCATGACCACAGCTGGGGATACTATCGTAGGTACGACTGGCGGTGTTGCTGTGCGTTTAGCCGGAGGATCTAACGGCCAAGTTCTTGCAATTTCTGGGGGAACTCCAGGATGGACTTCTCTAGCTGCTATCCCAAATGCAGCTGCTAAGTACATTGTACAGACAGCCGATGCATCCATTCCTAATGCGCAGGACTTAAGTGCTTTACCTACCGGACTAATGAAGTCCACAGCTATTACTGGCGTAGTTTCTATTGCGTCCTCTGGAGTTGATTATGTTGCTCCTAGCACAAACCTAACCGCAGTTGCAGCATTAGCCGTGACTAAAGGTTCCATATTGGTTTGCGATGGTACTAACATAAATGAGCTAGCAGTCGGAACTGATGGGAAAGCAATAATTGCGGATAGCACCCAAGCTACGGGCTTAAATTATGCATCCCTTGCTACCAACCCTATGACTACCCAAGGTGATATAATTGTTGGTGGAACCGCTGGTGCGCCTGCACGACTAGCTAAAGGTACCGCTAATCAGGTATTAGCCATGGATGGAACGGGTACAAATGAAGTTTGGGCTACCCCTCTTAGCTCAACAATGACTTCATTAAGCATTCCCTTTACGACAACCTTACCTGGGGGCACATTACCTGGTGGCCAAATATTATTTACAACATCAGTTAGTGCTTACAGTTGGTTTACTTTAAGTGCTGGAGTTTGGACGGTAAACATATATGGATACTTGGGAATGAATAGCGCAAATACCGCTGCATTTGTAACTTTTAATTTTGCACAACAAGGAGTTGGTACGCTTTATTCCTTTTCTACTCCCCTAGCTCCAGGTACAAATGCTGGTGCTCCCTATTATGGATCTATTACATTTTATACAGCGGGCGGTTCATTTGGAGTAACCCAATCCACTACTTATGGTTCTCCTTATGCAAATGGATGGACCCTTAGTGTCGATGCATACAAACTTAGCAATAACCAAGATAATTCAAACAATGGTTTGCCATATAGTCATTAATGACCGACCAGGAAAATATTAATTAAGAAAAAACGTAAATAAAGGAAACTAAAATTCCTTTATTATAAAAAATAAAAACAGGGTATCTAAAATTGGCTTTTACGTTCACATACAATTCACTTGTATCACAAGTTGTAAATTATTCTGAAAGGACTGATGCCGCCTTTGCTGAAACAATTGATACATTCATTACGTTAGCCTTAGATCGAATTACCAAGGAATGTAAAACCTTAGGTGCAGAACTTTATGTAAATAATTTTTTTACAATCAATAATCCTGTTCTTCAGAAGCCAACCCTATGGAGAACAACTATTACCTTTAATGTGGGTAATGGAGAAGTAAACAATACACGTAATCAGGTCCTACAGAGGTCTTATGAGTTTTGCCGTACCTATACAAAGGACGATACCGTTACAGGCCTTCCTTTGTATTTCTGTGACTATGGATACAATAACTGGTTGGTATGCCCCACTCCTGATCAAGCGTATCCGTTTGAGATCGCATATCTACTAGAATTTGGTCCACTTGATATAACCAATCAAACCAATTGGCTTACCCAATATGCCCCTCAATTATTGTTCTATGCTGTCATGCTAGAAACCATGCTCTATCTAAAAGATGATGAACGGTCTTCTATCTGGGAAGATAGATACAATAAGGCATTGGCATCCGTCATGAAAGAAGACAAAGACAGAATCACAACAAGACAAAGTCAAAGAGATAAGGATTAGAAATGGCATATACCACCGTATTTAATGGATCACCCGTACAGCCTTCAGATGTTTCTTATGCCACTTATACGCTAAGTGCAGCTAATCCAAATATTGAGTTAAGTTGGCCATCTTCTGGATTAAATACAACAAACGTTGTTGCCAGAAAAATAGGTGTTAGCATATCCGATGGATTGGCAACTTATTCAATAAGCATGCCAAATGCAACCCAGGTTTCTCCTGGGATAGATGTGATATTTTTCAATACGTCTTTATATGGCTTTAATGTTTTTGATAATGGCGGAGATGTAATCTGTTTTGTTAACGCAGCAGATGGGGGTGCAATACCCCCAACCTCCGGCGTTCAATATATTTCTTTAACAGATAATACTACTGCAAAGGGGGTTTGGGATGTGGTTGCATTTGGCGCACTTACAGGGGCTGTACAAGCTTCTGCATTAGCGGGTGATGGACTTACAACCCTTGCGGGAAATACAAAATTAAATACAGAAAAAGAAGTATCTGTTGTTGAGGATGGCTACAATATTATATCTACAGATAGAGGAAAGCTTCTAGTTTATAGCGACACCAGTGGTACAGGCGTTGTAAATCTACCATCGGCTGGAGATACAGACATTGGAAATGGTTTCTGGGTTGCCATTAATAATGAATCAGCAGTAGGTGGACAGCTAGAAATTACCCCTCAAGGATCAGATAAAATAGATGGCTCATTTAATCCTTTGATTTTATCACAAGGAGAATCTGGGTTTGTTGTGTGCGCTGGGGGAAGCGATTTTTATTCTTTGGGAACCGGTAAGCCAACATTCTTCTCTGCAAGTGTTTTAAACCTTACAGTTCCAAGTTCTGGAACTGTAGTATTATCAAATAGTGAAGCTAATAATAATATTCAGCAATATATATCAAGTGGTGATTTAACTGGAGATGTAACCGTTATCTTCCCTCCAGTTGCCGCACAATATTATATAAGCAATCAAACTACAGGATCTTATGATTTATATATTCAATTACAGGGAATTACTGGGTCTAAAATATTAATTCCTCAAAGCGAGAAGCTAATTGTTTATACAGATGCTGCATACTTCTACAAAGTTCCAACAGTGGCAGAAGCAACAATAACAAATATTTCACAAAACGCACTTAATACATCAGGTGTAATTACAACTGGAAATCCAAGCAATTACGTAACAAATGGATCTTACTACAATATCCCCGGACTTTTTGCACAGATTACTCCATTTTCAGTGGATAATTCCGTTCTTGTAACTGTAACGGCCGTCGTATCTACGGATTTATTACAGACAGATTCGTATTTACACTTTAGATTATTAAGAAATGGAACTGATACCCCTGGATTACCTTCCGCAGCTGGCTTAAGGATATTATCTCTTGCGAGCGTCCTTTGTGAAGATTCTATCGTTACTTGTACTTTTTCTTTATTAGACAATCCAAATTCAGCTGTTGAGCAAACCTATCAAGTTCAAGTGGCATCTACAAGTGCCACGCCAGGCTCATCAAATATTTTTTATAATATGGATTCAAATGATACAAATGAAATTTATAGCCCTAGATGTACTAGCACCATAACTGTGACTGAAGAGTTAGCACCTTAAATGGCAGATCACGCTTTACAAGTTATAAAGGCTGCTCCTGGAATACAAAGGGATGGAACGCAATTTAAAAGCAAAAACTATATCGATGGACAGTGGTGTAGATTCTACGAAGGTGATCCTAAGAAGATAGGAGGATATAAGCTTATTGATACAGGCACTCCTGAGATAATTAGAGAAATTTATATAGTCGATCAAGATAATAGCGTTGATGCGTATTATGGACGTGCATCTAGTTTAAATGTGGTTAGTTTTGATTTGAATGGAAACAAGGGAAGTGTTGTAGACCGAACCCCTCTTTCAGCATTTGAACCAAATGTTAATAATATTTGGGAATTTGATCTATTTACCGTTTTAAATGATGAGAATGTACCAAGCCGATTTGTGCTAGCAAGCTGTGTTCCAAATGGGAATGATATTAATAATAGCATTCCAGGGGCTATTTATATTGGAGATATAAACTCCGATATTCCCCTATCCCCATTGCTTACCTATGACAAGGGATCCGCTGTATTAATAAATGGTTTTGTGAATGTTGTAAGCCCAATTGTAAAAACTACTTCGATTATTTTAGTAAATGTTAATACTCCCATAGGAACCGTTGGTTTCCTTACAATTCCAGCCCAAGTAGCAGGTCAATATTTTACCATACAATCCGTATTAGCAGATGGATCAATTAATAGTGCTGATAATTCTACAGTCACTTGGGAAATCTTGGAACCCTCAAATTATTCTGGTTTCGTTACGCTTGTTGCGGGGGGGGCTACCGTTAATACGGTTGCAACTCCTAGTGATGCATTAATAAAAATTGTAACTACCATAAGAACACCAAGTGCCAACACAGGGCATATTTATATTGAAAACGTCATGCCGGGGCAATCGTTTGATATTATATCCACAGATGCCCTAGACGCTTCTGTTATTTATTATCAAATTTTGCTTGATAACCAATACACAGGAAATGCACAACTGGTAGACGGTGAAGCAACAATTATAGCTTACAACGTATTTAAAAATTCTGTGGTTTTACTAGGACGTAGAACTGTAGGAACTAGTGGGATTGGGTTCCTTTCTGTTCCATCGGTGGATATCGTCCCAGGCCAAGCATTCACGATTTATTCTGATGATTTTAGTGATAATTCTATTGTGAGTTATCAGGTAGATAATTTCCCTGTAACCACAGGTGGGATTGTAACTATAGGTTCCTATCTATTTGCATATGGCGATGATGGACTGATTCAATGGTCTGCCAATGGGAATCCCTATGAATTTCCAAAATCTAATGCTGACGCTGCCGCTTCCTGTAAAATTGTTCAGGGATATGAGGCACGGAGTGGTGGCGTTCCAGGTGGTCTTTTTTGGTCCTTAAATAGCCTTGTGAGATGTGTTTATAACCCACAGGCAGGATTACCAGATTTATTTACCTTTGATACGATCCAGAACAATATATCGATTATGTCTAGTAAGTCCATTTCAAAAGTAGATGATATGTTCCTATGGGTCGGCCTAGATAAATTTTATATGTATAATGGTTTAGTGAAACAACTCCCAAATACCATGAGTTCTGATTATTTCTTCCGAAATATTAATATGAATGCCAGGGAGAAGGTTTATAGCACTATTTTAAACCGGTATAATGAATGGTGGATTTTCTATCCTAGGGGAGACGCTACTGAAAATACACATGCGTTGATGTATAATTTTGCTGAAGAGATATGGTATGATTCTATCCTTCCAAGATCTTGTGCAGCTCCGGTATCTACGCTTGCTTACCCTTTAATGGCAGAATCAATACCATTTATTGATATATCAAGGTCTACGCCTGAAACTAGGTATGGAGTTTGGATGCATGAGTATGGCTTAGATAAGATTGCCATAAGTCAGGTTTTTGCAATTCCTTCTTATTTTGAAACCAATATAATGACTTTCTTTGAGCAGTCACAAGCAGGAGAGGATAAAGATCTTAGGGTTAGGCGGATAGAGCCTGATTTTAAAGATCAGGATACCGTTATGTCTGTTATTGTTAATAAGCGTGCATATGCAAATTCTTCGGTCATATCATCGGATCCTTATTTATTTTATAATACAACAGAAAAGATCGATATGAATGACTTAGGCGGATTAGTTAGCTTTAGGTTTGGTTGTAATGCGGTTGGTGGGGATTATCAAATGGGTAAAACTCTTCTGAACTATGCACCCGGAGATACAAGAAGAGGTAGCTAATGGTACAAATGGTCTTACCCATAGCGATTGAGTTTGAAGATTGGGTTGCCCAGTTAAATTCTGACTTAATTGGCTATCAAATACCATCGCCTGTCCCTGTAGATAAATGGAGAGAATGGGGGGCTAGTTTTATTAGTGGAAACCCAACTCTAGATATTCCCTTCCCAACAGTTCTTTTTTATAAAAAAGATGAAGACTGGCGAGATTGGGCTATTAATATCGTTCAGGCTGTAAATAATTATTAATATTATGTCTCATTGAGAATAATAAGTATTTCTTCTGGATTAATTACGAAATACATAGTAAAATTACAATTATAAAAAAAATCATCTAACAGGGTGGACTTACATGAATACTGCATTACTTGCTAGGCATTTGCCTATAGATCCTTCTTATGCCATAAAATCTGGGAAAAATCCTCCTATGGTATTAGCACACTTTAATAAACACGAACTAGAAGAGCTAGATAAAGCACAGGGTGGCAAGGATATTGCAAAAGGTACTGATATAAGACAGTACAAACGTCTGGGAGAAGTATTTAAGAATCCTCATTTTAAAGACATGACCTTAAGCGCAGCCCGTCAAGGTCATGCCATGGGTGGCTCCATTAATACTATGAGACATCTAGGCCGCCATGGGGATACCGAAATGGCTTTAGTTCCAATGCATCTTGCAGATCACTTTGATTCCATGATGGGGAAAAAGTCTATAAATCCTCATACAGGCAAGAGAGAATATTTTGATTTTAGTAGCCTTGCCTCTGGTCTTGGAAATATGCTTAGTAGTAAAGCAGCTCCAGCAGCTGGTTCCGTTCCAGGAGCCAGTGGAGCAGCTCCAGCAGCTGGTGGCGGTTGGGGTAGTATGCTAGGTAGTCTTGCCAATAGCTTCTTACAGCCAAAACCAACTGGTGCGCCTGATGCGCCTGCTAGTCCAAATGGTCAGACCCCTTCTCCTAGTTGGATGCAAACAGGTATGAACGGACTAATGAGTGGTATTGGGTCTGTCATGCAAGCTCGTCAAAATGGCGGAAGCTGGGGAGATGCCCTTAAGGGGGGAGCTATGGCAGGTGCAGGTCACTTTGCACAACAGATGCCAGGTTTGTTAGCAAATCAGGGCGGTTATCTTGGTCAAATGATGTCTAATCCAATGGTGCAAGCTGGTATGAATGGAGTTGGCGGAGCTGCAAACTCCTATATGCAAGGGAATGGATTCCAAAACGCAATTTCACAAGGATTAAATCAAGGTCTATCAGGATTTGATAACCCGTATGCAAATGCAGCAAGAAATGGTCTTAGCACATACCAAAACGGTGGGAACCTACAGAATTCTCTTATGAGTGGTGCAATGTCTGGTCTATCAGGATTTGATAACCCATATGCAAATGCGGCAAGAAATGGTCTTAGCACATACCAAAACGGTGGGAACCTACAGAATTCTCTTATGAGTGGTGCAATGTCTGGTTTAGGCGGGATGTCTAATCCATATGCCCAGGCTGCATCTGCCGGTCTTAATACATATCAAAACGGTGGAAACCTACAGGACTCTCTAATGAGTGGAGGAATGAATGGTTTGCAATCAATAATGCAACAAAGACTCCCACAGCAGCAACAGCAGCAGCAACAGCAGCAGCAACCACAGCAGCAGCAACAGCAATTGCCTATGCAAAACTCATCTCCCATTCCGTCTAACATATCTCCTATAGCTACAAATACTGGCAGGAAGAGAAGAAGGGCATTCGGAGGACCAGTAAACTCTTTTGGTTCTATATAGTAATAAAGGATTAAATATAATGAATGCTTATAAAGCAAATCTTAAAAATCCAAGACGCCAAGAAGTTTCTTTGAACAAAGGTATGGAATATTTTGCAGCTGGTGGCCATGCTGAAATTGAAAAAATGAAAAAAAAGGGTAGGTTTGGAGATACTGAAATGGCCCTTATCCCTTCTTATCTTGCAGATCACTTAGATAGGAAAATAGGCGGTAAATCCATTAATCCAAAAACTGGACATCGTGAATATTTTATGGCTGCCGCTCTTCAGGCCGCCCCTGCGATTATGGGAATGTTTACGGCTCCACCTCCTACAGGAATGAAGGGGGTACAAGGATCTTTGACCTCATCTATTGGTAGCATGATGGGTGGTCTTAATCCAACATCAGATGATGAAGATAAGACCATAAGTGATTACGAGCGTGGTTTAAAAGCTAGATATATAAACAGTAATCCAGAGCTGGTAAATAAGTTTGCTGGCGTTGGGATAAAGCCTGAACATGGTAATTTTAATGGTGCAGATATTAGAAAGATGGAGCTGGCAGGTTATTTAGCTCCTAAAAAAGATACTACCACAAACGAAAATATGCGAGATTCTT